GTGCCGGCATCAGACACGAAGGAGCCATATTCCCGGGTGCCGGCTTGAGGACCGAAGACAACATTGTCGGAACCAGTCCAGTCACCAGCATGGGTAGTAGCGTCAATGGCACCTGGCAGCTGGAACAGACCAGCGGAGGTGATGAAGACATTGTCGTTTTCTTTCGCCGACACTTCATTGGGTCCGCCGAAAGCGTGGACGGCAGGAGGAAGAGCATCAATAGCATCGGTGTAGTTGAATGGCTGAGCACCAAGGGTCTTGTACAGGGTGGCACCGCCCTGAAGGGAAGAGCAGTAGTCAACATTGGAATCAGGCTGGACAACCCAGATAAGCTCCTTGACCGGGTGGTTGAAGTTGAGCTTAATCTTGTTGGAGGAGGAACCGACCGACTCGTCACCAGTGAACTGAAGCTGCTCAATTAGGTACTCATGGGGGTTCTGGGCCATCTTTCTGCGCTCATCCGTATCCAAGAAGATATAGTCGACGTAGAGGGAAGCGGCAACAAGGGATTGCTGGTAAGCCTGGGTGACAGACACAGTAGCACCAGTGTTGTCATTCAGGGTGCCAACGGCCCACAAGCACTCACCAATAGGGCGGATGTCAAGGTTAATCTTGACCTCGTGGTATTGAAGAGCAATCAAAGGAAGGGCAAGTCCAGGGTTGCGGTTGAACCAGAACTGAAGAGGAATGTAAAGGGTGGTCTCAGGAAGGGCGTTTCTTGGGGCACACACCTGGGAAGGTCCACCGGCAGCAGAGCAAGGTCCGGAGACATTGGCAAAGTTGGGGTCGATGATGTAGGTAAGCTGGGTGGTGTTGCCAATCAGCTTGAAGTAGCCGCGCTGTTGCTCGGCACTGATAGTGACCTGGTTCCAGATGTGGAGCCAATCACCGTATTGACGGTCAATGCGCTGTCCACCAATCTCAACCTCAACCATGGAAATCAGCTGCTCGCCAATGTAGTTCAACCAGCGGGCATAGACATCCTTGCCAGTAGCAGCCATACTCTGGTTAATCTCAGGAAGAGTCACCTGAAGGTAAGTTCGGTAGCACAAATCACCGTTGCGGCTGATGGTGCAGGTGACACGGCGACCGAAGTCGGCCTGGCCGGAGAAGGTCTGCTCGATACTCTCCATGGCGAAGTTGGTGTGGCGCCTGTAAGAAACCTTCCAGAAGGTAATCTCAGGGGTGCCGGTAAGAAAGACGTCTTGAGCGCCGTAAGCGACTAGTTGCATTAGAGCTCCTCCCATTTTTAGTTATATACTAGAAAAAGAAAATATTTTCGGAAGAAATGGCTAAATTCTTTTTTCCCAAAATAATAAGGTTGAAATTTGAAAATTGAAAAAACAGTCACCGAATTACTAAGATGTCCGCGGTAAAATACAATCTTCCCCAATACTCGCATTTTCTAAGACAAATTGCTCTAAATAGTTTTCCATGAGAACCTCTTTCCGATTTTCGTGTTTCTTAGTAAACACATAGGAATCGTCCCTCTTCTTTATTGACCATCCTTTCTCTAAAGCACTCATAATAAACAGCATCTTTTGCAATTTCGCCTTTGATATATCCGAAAGATTCATATACAATCCCCTATTATTTATTCTAAATAACCCACACGAAACGAGATAGAACGCCCCTCCCCCTCCCACCCTTCGTCTCCTCCCCCCTTTGGCAGTTATATATACGACCACAAATATATATAAAAAAAGGGGAGCAATATTGTTAAATGTATCAATATAAAAAAACGGCCGGTGCCGGTGTCAATCCCAAGGCTTTGCAGACCCATTCCCCCAATACAATCGATGAAAAACACAGTGAGTTATTAGCACAATATCATCACAATCGCGAAGTCGTACTGCCCCAATTAATGACGGAGATAGAAAGTCTCAAAAAAACGGCTAAATCATTGAAGGACAACCAAATCGAAGAATATATGGATATTCGCGATAAGATTATTGTCAAAATGGCTAAAATCAAAGAAATCAAACGCGAGAAGAAGCGCTATTTGATGGACAATTCCCAGTATATTTTCGATTATTTCGAGCATAAAAAGGATATTTCGACGGGGGGCGGAAAACAGAATACCGATACACTAAACACGTTTTTCAAGATTCGGACTAAGACGGGTGAAGACGGTACTATTGCAAGTGACAAATATAGTGCGTCGAAGAAACTATATCAAAATTATTGGAAAAATGTGAATGGGGATTTGGTAAATATCCAAGATTATGTAGTGGCGGCGAACATTTGCGAGAGGTGTGGTCGGGGCGAGCTAATCCATCAGGACGAGGAGGGAATTATGATATGTAATAATTCGAAATGCGGGGTATTCATTACGTATATACTCGACAGCTCGAAACCGTCGAATAAGGAGCCGCCCAACGAGGTTTCCTATACCGCCTATATTCGCCTAAATCATTTCAAGGAGATATTGTCGCAATTCCAGGCGAAGGAAACGACGCGGATTCCCCCCGAAGTGATTGAGAATATCCGGCAGCGTATTATCAAAGAGCGTATTACCGATATGCGGCTAATTAACTATGATAAAATGCGGGAAATCTTGCGTAAATTGGGTTATAACAAGTATTTCGAGCATATCCAATACATCAATTCTATCTTTGGTATTAAGCCGCCGATTATGAATGAGGAATTGCACGAAACGCTGTGTGTGCTTTTTATCGAGATACAGAAACCGTGGGCGGTTCATTGTCCGGCAAATCGGACGAATTTCTTCAATTATACCTATACCCTTCATCAGTTGTGTGTATTACTGGACCAGACGCAATATTTGCCGTATATTCCGATGATGAAGGACCGAGAGAAACAATTGGACCAAGATATGATATGGAAGAAGGTGTGCAATGATTTGGATTGGGAGTTTTTTCCTACGGTATAGTACATCTATCGTCTTATCCTACGGATTGACTATCGTCTTATCCTACGGTATAGTACAACTATCGTCTTATCCTACGGTATAGTACAACTATCGTCTTATCCTACGGTATAGTACATCTATGTAAAGGTCCGAGCGACATACCTGAAAATAAATTTCAGGTATATCAAAGATTCTATATAAATATGCCTAAATGTCTAAATGTCTAAATGCCTAAATGTCTAAATGTCTAAATGCCTAAAGTCCTCCGGGGAATCCGACCAGATTGGCACCAATACCGAATCCGGCACCACCTCTGGCACTCTGGCCCATCGATGGAACAAAGACATCCAACACACTAAAAGTGGCGGCAGCAGTCAACGCAATAATAACGACTTCCTCGACATTAAGCGATTTCTTAGGAATGGCATAGGCCGCAATGGCAACCATGATGCCTTCAATGATGTACTTGATGGCACGCTTGATTAACTCGCTGAAATCGAAGCTCGACATTTTATATAATACATAAATATAAAATAATCCAGGCAAGCATATACCTAAATATATTTAGTCAAAAATACACTTAAACATTCCAACTATAAAATAACTATAATGCCCGGTTTTGAAAGAAAGATGAAGAAGAACGGTGAGCCCAATCCCAAATACATCGACTTGTGCGATGAAGACACGCCGATTGCCGGACAGAAGTTCGCCTGCATGTCGTTTGTATCGCCGGAAAAGGTGCTAAAGAAGCGGGAGCTCTATCTATTTGAGCAATTTGTGAAACAATGGGATATGACTAAATCCACCGAAAAGTTCTTCGATTTCCTAAATTTCGTTTCTTTCAAATACAACCTAAATGTAGAGAATGTATTGGCCGATTTTGGCGACTTTGTCAAGGAGGAAGAGCCGAAATTGAAGGCGGCGGCGGCCATTGAGGACGATTATAAGAATTTCATGGATAAAAACGAAGAACGCCTAAATACCCAATTCAATCGCGAAAACGGATTCCAGACCTCGACTCGGGGTCTCAAAATCCGCGGCGTCTTCCCAACCCAGGAAGAGGCGGAAATCAAGTGCAAGAAGCTGCGCGAATCCGACCCCAATCACGATATTTATGTCGGTCCAGTCGGCATTTGGATTCCATGGGACCCCGATGCCTATAAGACGGGTCGCGTCGAGTTTATGGAAGAAGAGCTCAATCAACTGCACTCCGAGAAAATCAAGAACGAGGCCCGGGCGAAGCAGGAGTTTGAGAATCGCGTTAAGGAGACTAAGCGCAAGGCGATTGAAGACAATATCAAGTTGGCGGAGAAGAGCGGCAACAAGCTGACGCAGACCATTGACGAGGAGGGCAATCTCATCGGTGTCAAGGAAACCGTCGATTTCGACAGTCGCGAGCCCGTCGAAGCCGCGGATATGCGCAACGAACTCTTTATCGAAAGTGTAAGGGCGAAGGAAAGGGAAAAGGAAAAGCTGACAGAAAAGGAGGACTAAACCTGCACGAACCTACTAAGAATATGAAATTTTATTCTGTATAATATTTCATAAAACTGATTCATTTTAGTAATAAATATAATCCACCATAATAAGATGGCGGGATACAAATGCGAAAAATGCACCGAGACATTCAAACAAAAGAGGCAATACAATTCACATACAAATCAATGTATAGGGCTAAACGCGTCGGACCGCCGATTCACCCCGCCGAAACCCTTTTTGAAATGGGTCGGTGGGAAGACGCAAATCATCGACACCGTTCTGGCCCATTTTCCAAGAGAAATGAATAATTATCACGAACCATTCTTAGGTGGCGGAAGTGTTCTCCTCGCACTCCTGGCTAAAAAGGCGGCCGGATTAATACGTATTACCGGCAACATTTGGGCCAGCGATATAAACCCCACCCTCATTGGACTATATCAAAATATTCAGCGGCACCCCGACGCACTCATTGCCGAGATGAAACGACTGACCGATGTCTTTGTCGAATGTAAGGGTACGGTGATAAATCGCAAAGCGACCACGTTAGACGAAGCGACAACGTCCCCCGAATCGTACTATTACTGGATTAGGTCGAAATTCAACGCATTGCCAGCGGAAGACAGGGTGACGATTCCGGCATCCGCAATGATGTTGTTTATGAATAAAACGTGTTTTCGCGGAGTGTATCGCGAGGGTCCGAATGGCTTCAATGTCCCCTATGGAAACTACAAGAATCCAGGCATCTTAGACGAGGCGCATATACAAACCATTTCGACCTTGATTCGCGATGTCATATTCACGGCCATTCCATTTAGCGAATCATTGTCTAAGGTTGAATCGGGGGATTTCGTTTATATGGACCCACCGTATGCGCCCCGGGATGCCAATTCGTTCGTCTCCTATACATCGGACGGATTCGACCGGGAAAGTCACGACGCCCTGTTTGCCCTATGTCACACCATGACTTCGCGGAATACACATTTACTATTAAGTAATGCCGATGTAAAAATGGTAAGGGACGCTTTTCCCGAACCCGAATATATTACAACCACGGTAAGTTGTCGCCGGGCAATACATTCCAAGAATCCGGAATCGAGGACAAATGAAGTACTCATTTCGAATCGACTATAAAGACGAATTATGCAGGACCCCCCATAAAATTGAAACACTTTTTTTGGAATGGTCTATAAGCACAACCCAACCCCAAAACCCGCTATATAAACGCAAAATGTCCATGTCCAAAGCTGCTGCCACTCGTGCTATTCGTAGAGAAAGTACCGATACAACTTTATATGAATTGAATGACAATTTCGCTGGAAGAATCGGCGATTCTGATTACGATGAGACCAAACTTGTTCACATCCACCGACGCAACCGTCCGCTGGTATGGTCACACGTTACAATGTTGTCCTTCCTCGACAGTTTATTAAAAGGTTATTATATTCCGCCTATCATTTGCAGCTCATCTTTTCGAAACGGCAATGAGATTCGCGAAGTGATGGATGGCGGCAATCGTATTACAACTATTCGCCGAATACTCGATAATTCCGTCCGCGAATTGACTCCCGAAGAGAGACGTCGCGTCGAGACTAGTAAAATTGCGATTGTCCTCATGTACAATCTGACACCGTGCCAGACCCGCGAAATGTTCTGTCGAATTAATAAGTCATTCAAAGTCACTGACGGTCAACTATACGCCATGTCGGAGGATGATTCGCCGCTCGTCTGCGAGGCCATTGCCTTATTGGAAGACGACGCGTACCCCCTACGCGAGATGATTACCCTTTGTTTCTTCGACACACGCAACAACGACGATGCTAAGCGTCGTAATTTGGCGAATGCTGTGGCCATGATTTCCGGTATTACCCATGGCCCAAAATACATTACCACCAAATTTTCGCGCCAAGAAGAACACGTGGAAAACCCTGCACCAATTGACCGAGAGCGCATTGTGGCGGTCCTTAGCCAGGCATTTCATATCTTCAGAGAAGCGGATACATGTGAAACCAAGGCCCCGTCAAAGGCGGTCAAGAAGGCGCGGTTCAATATTGAACGTTATTTGGCCCCAATCATATATGATATTTTGACAGTCGAGCCCGATGATATTCTCGCCATCCAGGAGAAATGGGTCGATTATATCGGCCTTGTTCGCAACCAATCGTTCGGCGCATCCGATGCCATGAAAGTTCCAGGTAAGAGTAAGATGAATGCGGATACATGGAAGCGTATCTCATACAAGGTGTTTCACTACGTGAAGGGCGGACCGGAATACCCCTCTCTTACACACGATTACCTACTTAAGGATATGAAATACTACCTCCCGACATCCGAGACAGATGTCAAAGATGAGGATGAGGACGAGGAGAACGAGGAAGAGGTCGATGAGGATATATAATTCGACATATAAATATAGATATAGTGATTACACCGACTAAAAATAAAAATGAGACAAAAACAGATGTAATTTATTAATGTATAGTAATATAGATTATTTATTGTAAAATAATAGTATTTTTATATTCGTCGGACAATATCAATAAATGAAGCTAAAACACCGCACCCATCCGTCGATTATTTAGTAACTTTCAAATGTGTAAAAATTGAGAAATAATATTCTATTTTATATTCATAATGGATTTGATTATAGGTATTTTTTGTAATTATGGTTCTAATTTAAAATTACAAAAAGGCGGGTTATATTATTTTTTAAAGTCTCTTAGAAAAGTCAATAATATATGTAAAGTCAAGATATTATGTAGACAAATTGATATAGTTCCTGAATTAACCAGTTTTTGCCAATTAATGAATGTCGAATTATTACCATCTATACCATATCATCTACAAAAATCGCATGAGTTTCAAATATATAGATACTTTCATATTTACAATATGCTTATTAATGATAATATAAAATATGATAAAATTTTGATTAGTGACTTGGTAGATGTTATTTTTCAAGAAAACCCATTTAGTTTTAAAATAGAAAACGGTTTATATGCAGCAGCCGAGCAAAATATATTAAGCGATACTTCAAATTCATCTAGTCTTATAAATATGCATTGGATAACTCAATACAATAATTTAAAGGGTTTAAATTATGAAAATTTTGATAATAAATAT